CTTCTTACTACTTATAACGATTACGAAACGTTGTCGTTAGTCCAGTAGTCATACTCAATCGTGACTTGGAACTCTTCGATTGTCGTTGCTTGATCGTAAGTTAATTCGATCGCACTGACGTTCGTCGGGAACGCATTCTTAAGTATGTACTGCTTTGCGATTGTACCCTGCTGGTCGAGTTGATTCACTTCCATATTGGCAGCATAACCACCAATACCGGAGTTGTTCGCCTCGGTTGACAGGTTGGTAATATGAGTGTTCAACCCATTCATCCAACGTTCAAACGCATTTCGGACCAAGAAGTCCGTATCATTATATATCGTGATAGTCCACGGTTCAAAGGTTCGGTCGCCTGCCAACTTAACGATTCGACCACGGAAAGGTACTTCGACCAAACCGATAATAGAACCAGGAAGTTGCGCCGACCGACACATGAAGTTAGTGACTTCAGTGTTGCCACCAGCATATCCAGGAAAGGTAATGTTTGCCTCGAACATATTGGCACGTGCACCACCACCAGTTAATGCTGCTCTGAACCGATCTACTCTTAAATCTGCCATTTGGATTCTCCTTTAGATGGTTCGGTTAAAAGTTAATTCTGCCAACAACTTCGTCAAAGTCCAAACCAGTTCGTGTAGCAACAAAGTTAAGAGTAATGAAGTTGATTGACCGTGCCGGTTTGATGAACATAGTCGCGACCATCTCGTTACGATCGATGACCTCTGGAGTGTTGTTCAGTTCATCACATTGGACATGGTAGTCAAAGATACCACGTTTGGATTGTACTTCACGCAACAGAGGTTCAACAATCGCCACGAACTCAGCACGAGTAAACTCGTCGTTGAATTCGAAGAGGAAGTTCCGTGCTGCTTCGCCAATTGATTTCTCAAGGGCAAGGAACAGTCGTCGAACATTGATTCGATCAAATGCTGAGGGACGAGACAGTTTTGTCTTATCACCAAAGAGGAGGATACCCCGACCAGCGAACTGGACGATTGGGTTCACACCCATCTTATAGAGTGAATCACGTTCGATTTTGTTCGGAGAGTAAGCAAGATTACTTACACCGAAGTATTCGCCACGTCGTTCACCAGCAGGTGACCACCAAGGACCGTAGTTATAATCCGTCAGTGCCATAATACCAGTAGTGGTAGAAGCAGCGGGGATATAGATCCACTGATCGTTGTATTTGTCATACGTTTTAAGGTAGTTGTTATCAACGATTAAGTATGAGGAACTTGGGAAACGATTAGTCGTCGCCAAAGTATCATCAACTGCATCGTAGTTATTAACGACCGCTGCACGGTTAGGTGAAGTTACAGCAACGCAATCCCTGCGGATAAGTTGCGCAATGCTATTCACATGAGTAACAATTTCGACTTGGTCATCAGCAGTGTTCATGCCAGGTACAATCAGCATCTGAACATCAATCTCATTGACCATTTGGAAGTTGTCATAACCGAGTTTGAAGTCGCCGACGTCAAGTGCAGCACCGTCAGTACCGCCACTCATACCCCACGAAGCAGTGGAAACACCGCCAGTAGCATAGTCAGTAGCAACGCCACGAACTGGAGCAGTACCCCAGTTGGAACCGATAGCACCTGAAGCGTCACTATCATCGAACTCACCGAACCAGATGTACTCTGATCCCTGATTGATGACAGACTTCAGATTATTATCACCGCCGTCTGCAGTCTTAGCACCTTTTGCAACAGAAACGTAAGCAAACTGTTCAAGAACAGTATCTTTCGTTCCGGTGATGCCACCGTCTGAGTCAACAACTACAACATGAATTTCGTCGTTCGTTACAGGACCAGCAAGATTATCTGCCCAGACTGAAGTACCTGGAAGGTCATCGAATCGATCTCGATAAGTCCAGTCCTGCCAATCTTGAAGATGTTGCTCGTCCGTCGAGCCTGCTGCTCGGGAGAACGTTTTTACGGAGAGTGAGTTTCCTAACTCACCAGGATACTTTGACAACCACATCAAATCGATGTTCTGTTGCTCAAAGTGTACTTCGTTCATCACCTGAACTGGTGCACCGTCGATTGCAGCATTGAAGGCGGAATCGCCAACTGCTACATTACCGGATGCGATCTGGCGACAAACGTAGAGGTTGCCTGAATATTTCAGATACTGGTTAGCAGAAAAGTAGTCAACCGCAAAGTCCTCATCGGGGATACCGAAGGTACTTGCCAAGTCTTCTTCATTTTCTAGTCACACAGGATCATTAACAGGGCCCCATTTAAATCTACCAACAATACCACTAAGGGAAGTCTCGACGTTTGGTGCAATACCAGTTAAGTCGAACTCTCTTACTGTAATTGAAGGAGACAATGATGGATTGGTTAATGCCATTTGTTTATCCTCTTTCGAAAAAGTATAATAAG